ATCATATAATACTTTCCTCTCCAGGTCAGAGTAACAAGAATGATATTTCCCGTCTTTGATGGAATTCTTACTGACTCTTCTACTTTTTTAATAGGATCTGGTTTAATTAAATCAATTATTTCTGCAAAAGTATTTCCATTCATATCTTCAATAGTTTCCTCTGATACTGACTTCCAACCACCACCTTCGGATTTGTATCCTTTTGCAGCCCATCCATTTGCATATGCAGATGGATAAACATCAAACTTTGCTTTTGCCTTTGCTTTCCACTTTGCCCAAAGTTTTGGATTAGTTGGAGTATTTTTTTCCATTATATATTCATCTGATAAAGGTAAGGACGGACCTTTTAATTTACTTTTTGCCGCTTCCTTTTCACCTGGATTAGTTGTTGACTTTGCAAGATTTCTAATCTTTGCTTGTTTCTGAGCACCTCTGTGCTCAGAACCAATTTCAAAACTTACTGATTCAGCAGGAACACAATTTGGAACCATTCTATTACCTTTCTTCTTCAGACCTTCCTGTTTATATCCGTTCCAGCAAGGATCATTTTTTGCTTCATCCATTGATCCTTGAACATTGTGCTCACCACTATCAATGTAATCTGCTGCAGCATCAATATAATCTGCTGCTTTGGTAATTTTAGATTGTACCCATGCTTCAATATTACCTTCGCCTTTCATCTTTGACTTAAGACGCTTTACTGCCTTCTCAATTGTAGAGAGTTCAGATCTTGCCATTGAGTGCTCATGATCTGGTTCTGGTTTTTTGGATTCTTTGATTCCACCAATAGTTACTGCATCCCACATAGTAGGTCCATAGGAGCAATCCATTCTCCTTTCTCTCTTTTTACACATCGGACAATATCTTTCTTCACTGGATTGCTCTTCTATTTTATTAGATACCATTTTTGGTTTTCCTCCTTTTCCTGGACGATCTGCTACTGGATCTTTTTCCCTCTTTCTTCTTACGGCCGCAGCAATATCATCTTTAGACATTTGTGATGCTTTTTCTTTTGATAAGCACTTTGGTTTTGCTTCGCCTGGTTCACGAGCACATTTACCGATTCTCTCACCTTTAGAGTTATAACGATCCCATCCTCCACCACCTACGCCACCTTCTCCATCAGTTCCAAACCACTTACGCAGATCTTCATATGCCATACCTCTTCTGGTATGCTTAAGTTCTCCTTTTTGTTTTGCAAGTAACTTCTTAGACAAAGCACCTACATTGATATCAATTGGATTTTCATCAGGTGTTTTTTTCTTAGGATTGTCATAGACATCAACATCACCGTCAGCATCACGATCTACGAATTCAACAGATGCGTGATGAACTAATTGTTTTAAATCTAAGTTAGGATCCAACTGATGTTGTTTTCCTTTTAGATGTGGTGTTTTGTGTGAGAACTTCTGATTCTTCATTCAACTGGTTTTGATTTAGTTTCTTCGCCTTTTGCTCTTTTTCTTCGTGCTGCACAATGAGCACGTTGAGAAAATCCTTTTGGATTTGAGCATTCAATACTCTTTTTATATTTATTAGACCACTCTTCTTGAAACTGCTTAAACGTTTTCATCTGTAGATTGCTTTTTAAGAAGTTTTGCTAATTCTGCTGTAGAACCTACAAATAGTGCATTAGTAACGTTAGTTGGACCTTTTATACTCTTATCTTCATCAAGATCTTTCAGTTTTTTCTGAAGGTCCATAAGTTTATCAGTTGCATCTGCTACATTTTTAATTAGTTGTCCAGCAACCTCATATGCCCTTGGCATTTCACTCTCTTGTGCCAATTCAAGAATACCATTAATTGCTTCTTGACCTTTTTCAATTAAAGAGTATAAATTTCCTCTGGTATATTCATAATCTTTTTTTACGTCTTCAGCAGAAGATGAAATTTTTTCAATCTTTTCAGCACTCTCTACTTTCGTTTCTACTATTTCACCAGAAACGTTAAATGTTTCGTTTAAGTCATCAAATTTTTTTGTCATCTTCATGAAAATGTACCACTAAAACCAAAATCATCTCCGACTTCAATTAATTGATTATCCTCACTGGTTATCTTTTTAACATCTGCACCAGAAACATGGTTAGATGCAACAGTTTGATCTGATCCTCTAATCACAGTGAGAAGATTTCCTGATTTGGAGTCAACATACATTTCCTCATTATCAATAACAATATAAGTATTTTCCGCAATTGAAGATGCGTCAGCAACTGTTATCTCAGTTTCTGACAATCCAATATCATTAACCAAACTTGTAGTTATGGTTCCAGTATAGTTCTTAATTGCTCTTGGTTCTGCAGAATAAGTAAGATCTCTTGATCCTGCTTTTGAATCTGCTCCAGATGAAGAAGCAGCAATAAATCCAACAGAAACTTTCTTGATAATATCCGAAGACGCAGATAGAACAGGTCCAAATAGATATGTTTTTGCCGTAAATCTTAATGTATAAATGAGGGCTCTTCTAGTACTGAAATCACCTTCATAATCATCAGTCATTGTGATACTATCGAGTACCACAGGTATATCTCTTTTTTCACCAATTTCTTCAACTAAATTAACCGTCATATTGTACGAAGGTTGAAAATATGGCAAAATTTGTTCCACGATTTGAAGCATATCATCATTCAACTTAGTCATAATACTAAGTTCAAATTGCATATTATAAGGAACTGGCATATATGCCTTTTTTTCCTGAGTTTTGTCCGAAGTAGGTGCAGTTATAAAAGTTTGTGTTTGAGTTATTTTTCTTCCGGAGTCATAGTTTAAACCAATAAATTCAAATGACATTCTCGGAAGATTCATTTGAACTGGTTTATTGAGATCTGGAGATTGCTCCAATCTTGCCAAAAACTTTTGAGTAGGACCATAAGCAAGTGGAACTTTGATGACACTAACAACCTCATCAGAGTTATTTGTGTGCTTAATTGAAATATTGTTGAAGAGAGAACCAAAAGAAACGATAGTTCTTCTTAATATTTCGTGGTAAAAATACTCAAACATGTTAAAATTTTTGTAAAGTACTTAACAAAATCGTTAGATCTATTTATATTATGGCATCCCAAAAGGATTTGTCGCACTAAAATCAATAATTTGATCTGCTTCTAATTCTATTTCTTCATTTTGTGCGTAAGGATCATTAATATCGTCAGTGTTTATAATTCTAAGTTGTCTACTTGCACTACTTGCTGCACCAACAATTGTTTCTCCTGTAACGAAAGATCCTGAGATTATAGACACTTCTAGAACATTTGTGATAGAACTCCAAGATTTAACTCTTGCAGTAGTGCTACTTATAGAACCAGTAACAACTTCGTTCAGAACATAGGTTCCAACACTTCCAATATCTGGAGATGTGATTGTAATTGTTGGAACAGCAGCATATCCAACACCTGCATCTACAACTCGAATTGACGTGACAATTCCTGCAGCATTAATCAGAGATACTGCTGTTGCTGTTGTTCCAATTCCAGGAGAACTGATAGTAACTAAAGGTGGTGATGTATATCCAGATCCACCACTTGTTATTGTAACAATTCCAATCATTCCATTTGCAATTTCTGTGGTTGCAGCAACACCTATACCGCCACCTCCAATAAAACTAACTCCAGGAGCAACCGTATAACCATAACCTGGATTTGTTAATTCAACACCTTGAATTTTATCTGAAGTAACTCCATTGCAATCAATGATTCCAGATATCATTGTTGCAATACCTGTAGCAGTAAGTCCACCAGATGGAGCAGATGAAATTGCAACTCTTGGTGGAGATGTATAACCACTTCCTCTATTAGTTAGAGTGATTCTTCTAACGCCACCATTAACAATTCCAGTAAATGCTATAGCAGTGGATGCAGATCCAACCATTGTAAGTGTTTGGATATACCCCTGTTCTACAGCATTATCATCAATTTCATCAACATTAGTATCAATAACTTCATCCTCATACCTAAACAATTCGCAAGTCAATTGATAAACATAATTTTTTTGTAATTGATAAAATGGTTTTTCATGTTCAACATACTTAATCTCAAACAATCTATCTCCCAAAGGAAAATAAACTAAGTCACCTTCTTTTGGTCTTGTTGAAAGTTTTACATTAGTTATATCTTTTATTAGAGGTGTTATATAATTTTCAAATCTTTCTTTAGATATTGTTAAAATAAGGTCATCCATTTCTTGAATGCCAAACTTTGACATTAAAGTTCCCAATCCATTATATCCTTCATATGTATCAACATATGCTTCTATTGGATATGCATTTTCAAACTTAGATTCAATAACTTCCTTTATAATTGTTTTTTCTGTAACATATTGTCTAGGAAGGTAATATATCTCAACGCCATACATTCTCAACTGCTCATTAATGAGATCTTGTATTAATCCTTGCTCTGTTTTTGAACCTTGTTGAAAGAATGGATTAAGCATAACATCATCCTATCATGTCTAGTGGTGGAAGTTCATAAGTATTAGACATTTTTTCCATGATTATATCAATTTCTCTTTGTGCGTCATCATAAATTTGTCTACCATTAAGTTCTACACCTCCAGGAAGTTTAACTCCTTGGAATTTAATGAGGTTTTGTCCCCATTGTCTCTTGATAAGTGACGTTAAGTATGGTTTTAAGAAAGAATCATTCCAAACTCTTGTAAAGTCATTTGGATCTAAAGTTCTGTAACAATCAAGTATCAAATAATCGTTAACATTGACACTTCCCCAGTCGATATCAAGATACAACCTATCCATTCTCTGATTAAAACGAATTTGCTTCTGAGTTGTTAGAAGAAAATCCATATCCTCAAGATATGTTTTAACCATTGCATAAGTTAAAAGTTCAGTAGATCCCCAATAGTAAATATCATTCAAGAACAATTGATATTTAACACTAAACATATTATTGGTAACGGTATTTGTTCCATCAAAGTGGAAAACTTTGGTAACACCAATTACCGATGGTGGAACTTGTAAATAGTTGCTACTTTCTTTATAGTTAAAAGTTACTGAAGAACCTGCTATGTTTGTTGTAGCAGTGCTAGTAACTATTCCTGCAGTAGGATTATTTCCATTAGGTGCTCTTCCTCTATCGATATCATCTTGAGTTATCTGATATTTCAAGAACATTTGTGAAACACCGTCAAAATGCCTCTCTTGAAAAAACTGAATAGCATCATCTACAAGATCATCGATTTGCTCATCAGCAACGTTGATCTCCAAAACTGGCGCCCCCAGCTTTCTTTTGCAATAATCGATTAACTCTTGTCTAGAAGAAGGTTGC